ATATATATTAAAAGGACTTAAAGACTTGGAACTATACTATGTATACAATGGGTGTTCCAAAACCGAAGGCGCGACTTTGGTGCTTTACTAACTTTAATACTGCTTTTGATTACACTCCACTTGTTGGGGAAGACAAGTCTGTAAGGTTTCTTGCTTATGGACTTGAAGTGTGCCCTAATACACAACGTTCACATCATCAAGGTTTTTTATATTTATACAATCCTGTTGCTAGTGTAAAGAACCTTACCAAGTTAATTCCTGGTGCTCATTTTGAAATCTGTAAAGGTAGTCTTAAAGACAACGAAGTCTATTGTTCTAAGGAGGGTTCTTATACTGAACTCGGGGACAAACCGGATGCTGGTTGTCGCCACGATTTACTTACCCTGCGTGACGACATTAAAGATGGTCGTCTTACTAGTGAAGAGGTTGCTCTCCAATCTCCAATACTTTACCATCAATATGGACGAACTCTCACAAAAATTGAAGATATTTGTCTTCGCCAAAAATATCGTGCTTGGACTACTAAGGGATTATGGTTATATGGAACTACTGGGTCAGGCAAGAGTGAACGAGCATTTAAAGACTTTAATCCGGGTACTCACTACGTGGTACCCAACGACAATGGTTGGTGGGACGGATACACAGGACAACAAACCGTAATCTTCGACGAGTATAGAGGCGATACTCTGAAATACGCTGATTTACTGAGGTTTGTAGATAAATACCCTATGACTGTTAAACGACGCAATAGGGAACCTGTGCCTTTTCTTGCTACCCTAGTTATTATTACAAGTGCCTTGCATCCTAGTAAGGTTTATTGCAATCTAGACAGAGACGATAGACTTGACCAACTATACAGAAGGTTTGATATAGTCAAAATGGAACAGAGGTGCTCTGAGGTAATACTGTGCTCAGAGCAAAACCTCCAATCTGATGACGAAATCCTTTAATTTTCTATATCCGCCCCACAGTGGTGGGTCGCTCTGTGGACGCGGGTCAGGATACGCTCGCTTCGCTCGGCATCCGCCCTTGTCCGCGCGCGGTTATGTTCATCCAATATTTATATCATCATAGTCATAAATATTGAGGTTTATATTAAGCATCTTCGTATTCTGCGTATGTTAGGGCATCTATACTATATAATGACCTATATGTTCCTGTTGTCCCAGTTCCTGATGCCTGACCTGTTTGAGGAGTAAATGTTGCCCACAAAGTTAAATTAGCAACATCAGCATTGTTTGGCGGTTCATAAGGAGAAACATTAGTAGCATCATCATATTTTAAATGTTTATCTTTTAATATGTATTTACACACATCAAAACCAAATGTTTGTGATAGTTTAAAATCATTACTTGCCGGATGTTGTTGAGCAGTTGATGCCGTTCCGCTATATGTGTCCGGATCACTTGCGGCTCCCATCTTAAACCGTCTATGATAATAGACCTTATAATGGTCTTTATTTAATGGATTAAGCATATCTGTCGATATACACTGAGGGGATGTTGATGAATTACCATTTTGATATAATTTATCTAATGTATTCGATACTGCTGATGTATTTTTTAATAGTCTTCCAAAATATATATCGACATATCCTACAAATGAATTAGGTAATGTGTCTACTGTGGATACTGATGGTTGAATTATTCCTTTAATAATCCATCTTTTTAATTTAATCGTATTCCCTACACGGGAACCCTCTCCGGACCCCCAAGCAAGATTAAATAATCTACTGCCTGTGCTATCTGCTCCTGGCGACCAATTGTAAAACTTATATGTGTCTACTGATGCGGCTCGCGTTACTCTCGCTACTCCATCTTGATATGTTAATGTTGCTGTAAACTTATTCTCAGTATTCGCACTAATAATGCTCTTAACTTTCTGCGCAAAAGTAACCTTGCTTTTTTTACGATAGTTTTTACGAGGTCTTGTGTATTTTCTCGGTGTGGTCGATTTGACGGCGACCATTCGAGTTTTTCGTCTATATCTTCCATACGCCATAAGTTGTATATACATACATAATATTATCTTTATATTGTTTTTGACGCAATATATATATTAAAAGGACTTAAAGACTTGGAACTATACTATGTATACAATGGGTGT